GCATTCCCCGATCCTCTTATAGATTGGAATTTAGAATCCGATTCCCAACCAAAAAATATTTCATACCAAAGAGCAGAAGCTGGTGCTTCAACTAACTCAGATGCCCCAACTCCAGAAATTAATTTAGGGAATACATTTGTAGAAAGAAGTAATATTAAATATCTTCAACCTTATGAGGGAGATATAATTTATGAAGGTAGATGGGGTCAAAGTATTAGATTCGGTTCAACCGTTTTAGATCAAAATCCATGGTCTAGAACCGGTGAAAATGGTGATCCTATTTTAATATTAAGAAATGGTCAAGCTCCAACAGAAACCGAAGCTTGGATTCCTACTATTGAAGAAATAAATAAAGATTTAGGATCTATATATTTTGGTAGTACTCAACAACTACCTTTAGAAGCGGCTTCATCTAATTATTCAAGTTACCAATCAAACCCACCAACATTTCCTAACCAATATAGTGGTAGCCAAATAATAATAACCTCAGGAAGATTAGTATTTAATAGTTCATTAGATCATATTCTTTTAAGTTCTAATATGTCTGTTAACTTAAACGCTAATGAAAGTGTTAACATTGATACAGATACTATGGTTATTCAAACAAATAAATTGTATTTAGGTGATAAAGAAGCTGATGAACCTTTACTTTTAGGTAACCAAACAGTTGATTTGTTAGAAGAATTGATAGATTCTCTTCAATCATTTATGAATACATGTCAAACATTAGTTGGAGTCCCGGCGGGAGTGTTATTAGCACCTTTGAATCAACAGGCAATAGTTGTAAATACAACCCTTAGTGCTTTAAAAACTCGATTAAATAACCAGGAACTTACCTCTAAAGATAATTTTACTATATAATGGCTATCATAGATCCTTCAAAAGCAAGTTCTTTAATTAAAGCAGCTGCTGATCCAAATATAAAAAAATCCGAATTATCTAAAATTAGTAAGGAAACTGCTAACAATCTTCAAGATCAAAAAGATAATAAAAATTTTGCTTTTAATGAATCTTTAAAAGATTATCATAAAAAACAAAAAGCAGAAACTCAAGCAATTAGAGCTAATCAAAAAGAAGCAAGAAAAAAAGCAAAAGCTGATAAAGAAAAAAGAAAAGCAACAGCTCAAACAGCTTCTGAAACCGTAACAAATAACACTCCAACTGATCAAAAACCTGAAGGTCTTAGTAAATTTGGTCCTGTTATAAATTCTCAAACTAAAAAAATAGTAGGAATAGTAACTCCTAATATATTAGCATTGGCCGCTAATTATATAAATTTAGAAGATGCTTGCCCACCAGAAGTTGTAACAAAAAATATTTTAAATCAATTTAATGATATTGTTAAAGATATAAATAATACTGTTGAAGGAGTAAATAAAGTAGCTAACATTAGTCAAATAGCATCAACGGGTGTTAATACTATCCAACAAATTTCTACAGCACTCCAAATAACTATTCCAATAGCTTCAGCAGCAGCTAAAGCAATTCCCTTAGTTCCTGGTTTTGTTGTTTCTCTTTTAGATGATTTAGATTATGTTAATAATAAATTATTATATAAAAGTGATGGAACTCCAAAATTACCTCCTATTATTGCTGGTGCTAATGCTTTGACTTTAGGAATTTCATTATTTTCATTAACATTAAGAAATCTTTCTTCTACAATAACTAGTCTTACTTTAGCTTTACAAAAATGTCTTCCTGAAGCTGACCATAAAAATATCGAACAACTATCAGCTACAACAAATCAATACATTAGTTATGGAAATGATAATTATGATGATTTTGATACAACTAGTTATCAAGGTTTTAATATAAAAATTGAGGAAATCCCATACACCCCAACAGTAATAAGAAAAAAAGCTGTTGGATATAATTCTCAAGGGATTCCTTTAATCCAGACTGAATTATCATTTACCTCTAACGCCCAAACCCTAGTCTCAGAACTTAAATTAATAATTGACAGAGATAATTTAAAAGCTTACTAATTTTAATATTTATAAACAATGAAACCATCAGAATTTAAAAAAATTATTAAGGAAGCCGTAAAAGAAGCTATTCAAGAAGAATTGAAAGAAATTCTATTGGAAGCAGTACAGATATGATAATGGGATTAATGAAAAAATAAAAATGGCAATAATTGTTCAAAATAGATTTCCAATTGATTCTATAGATAGAAAAGCTATAGGAGTTAATATTCCTTTCAATGCTCCTGCTGTATTTCAATCAAACTATTTGACTAAAGATGCTGTACGAAATAACTTAATTAATTTCTTTTCAACTGATCAAGGAGAAAGAGTATTTAACCCATTTTTTGGAAGTGGATTAAGAAAATATGTGTTCGAAAATATAGATAGTTTAACTAATGATTTTATAAAAAAATTAGTAACAGATGAAACTAGTAAATATTTCCCTTTTGTTAGTATAGCTCAAATTACTACAAATATTAATGAAGATACAAACACAATAAAAATAAATGTAAAATACCAAGTAATAAACAATGGTGTTCAAGACGAAATTAATATTATATTATAAAAATGGCCGTTAGAAGAGACATAAAATACGTTGATAGAGATTTTACATCTCTAAGAAATAGTCTTATTAATTATACTAAAACCTATTTCCCCAACACATATAACGATTTTACTCCAGCATCACCAGGTATGATGTTTATGGAAATGGCGGCTTATGTGGGTGATGTTTTATCATTTTATGTAGATAACCAATTCCAAGAAACATTTATTCAGTATTCTCGCCAAACTCAAAATTTATATGATTTGGCTTATATGTTAGGGTATAAACCCAAAGCAACAAATGCAGCAACAGCAACCTTAGAAGTTTATCAACAACTCCCAGCAACTCCTTCAGGAAGTCCTGCTGTACAAGTTCCTGATTATACTTATGCTATGCAAATTCCGGCTAATACTACCGTTACTTCTAATCTTAATGGTTCTTTACAATTTTTAATTACTAATAAAGTAAATTTTTCTTTTAGTAGTTCAAGTGATCCAACAGAAGTAACAGTTCTTACTACAACAGGTAATGTACCTACATACTTCTTGGTTAAAAAATATGTAAAAGCCATATCAGCTACTATTAAATCAACAACATTTTCATTTACCTCCCCAGTACCTTTTGATTCAAGAACTATTACTGATAATAATATTATTGGTATTTTAGATATTATTGATAATACAACTGGAGATACATGGTATGAGGTAGATTATTTAGCCCAAGATGCTATTTTTGAATCTATAGATAATTCAAATCCAAATGATCCAAATTATCTCCAAGACCCAGATGTTGCTAATTTATTAAGAATTAAATCTGTTCAAAATAGATTTGCTACAAGATTTTTAGATAAAACAAATTTACAAATCCAATTTGGTTCCGGAAATCCTAATGATACAACTGAAGTGATTATCCCTAATCCTGACAATGTTGGTATTGGTCTCCCAGATAATCAAAGTAAATTAACAACCGCTTACGCACCAACCAACTTTATATTTACAAATACTTATGGTATTTCTCCTTCAAATACAACTTTAACAGTTAGATATCTTGTTGGAGGGGGAGTTGAAGCTAATGCCCAAGCAAATTCACTTCAGAATTTAAATACTTCTAATGTATCATTTATTAATTCAAGTATTGCTGATCCTAACTTAGCTCAACAAATATTTAATACTTTATTAGTAACTAATCCTGAAGCTGCTTCTGGTGGATCTGATGGAGATGATATTAATGAATTAAGACAAAATTCTTTAGGTAGTTTTCAAAGTCAATTACGAAATGTAACTTTTGATGATTATGTAATTAGATCTTTAAGTTTACCTTCTGAATATGGAACAGTAGCAAAAATATATGCAACAAAACCAAATGCTGCTTCACGTTCTATTAGTACAATTGATTTATATGTTTTATCATATAATAATGTTAAAAACTTAACTACTGCCTCTGATGCTTTAAAAAGAAATTTGAATACATATTTGTCTCAATACAAAATGATTAATGATTCGATTGGTATTAGAGACGCATTTATAATTAATATAGGCGTTAATTTTGAAATAATCACCCTTCCCGGTGCTAACTCAGATGAAGTGTTACTAAAATGTATATTAGCGTTACAAGACATATTTAATATTGATAATTGGCAGATAAATCAACCTATAAACTACAGAAATTTATATGTTGCCCTTGATCAAATTGAAGGTGTACAAACTGTTAAATCTATTCAAATAATTAATAAAGTAGGTTCTAATGATGGATATTCTGATTATGCATATGACATCTCAGGAGCTACAGCTAATAATGTAGTATATCCTTCTTTAGATCCAATGATTTTTGAAGTTAAATTTCCAAATTCCGACATTCAAGGTAAAGTAGTACCTTTTTAATATAAAAACAAATGGCAGTATATAAATTATTTCCTACTAAAGACGCTACATTATATTCTTTATTCCCTAGTATGAATACAGGGTTAGATGAAATTGTAGAAGCAACAGAAACATCTTTTGCTTATGCTGATCCTAATCCTCAAACTAGTCGTTTTTTAATTAATTTTGAAGAAAATGAAATAGATGATGTTTTAGAAAATAAAATAGGAATTAGTAGTTCGGTTCAATTGTTGAATAATAATTTATGGAAATCTAATCTACAATGTTTTATAGCAACATCTACAGGTCTACAAGCAAATACAACAGTTGAGTGTTATCCTGTATATGGTAATTGGGATATGGGTACGGGTAGATATTTAGATTCTCCATTAAATTCTAGTGGTACTAGTTGGATTTGGCGCACCTACTCAGGTTCAGGAGGAACTCAATGGTTGACAGGAAGTTATCCTGCTTGTGTTACAGCTTCATTTAATTTTCCAACATCATCAAAGGGTGGTGGTAACTGGTTTACTGGTTCTCCTGTTCCTTGGTTTAATTCAAATACTTATCCTATAAGTGCCTCAGCAACTTTTGGATATTGGGAGAGTAAAGATTTAAATTTAAATGTAACAAACATTATTAGAGCTAGGTATACGGGTTCTATAACTACAGATGGATTCCTTATAAAACAATCAGTTGAATTTATTAATAATAAAGATGTTCAACCTGAATTAAAATATTTTTCTAGGGATACACATACAATTTATCCCCCTGCTTTACAATTTAGTTGGAGAGATTATACCTGGAATACAGGCTCATCAACCCAAACAATATTAAATACCCTCCCAGCAACATTAACACTAGCTAATAACCCTGGTACTTTTTATAGCCAAAGTTATAATAGATTTAGAATTAATGTTCGTCCTGAGTATCCACCTCAATTATGGCAAACATCATCGGCTTATGTTAATAATTATTACTTACCTACATCATCTTGGTATGCTATTAAGGATTTAGATACAAATGAATATGTAGTTGAATTTGATGATTTGTTTACTCAAATTAGTGCGGATGCTGATTCAAGTTATTTTGATGTTTATATGAATGGTTTAGAACCTGAAAGATATTATACAGTTTTAATAAAAACAGATATTGCAGGAACTGTTCAAGTATTTGATGATCAATATTATTTTAAAGTAATTAACGGATAATGAGCAACTTTCCCTTAACTAAACAAGTATTTCAAAAAACAGCATTTGATAACACTATTGATACATCTTTTTCTGAATTAACATCTACTACAGTACCTTCTACAGGTTCTATTTTACCTTCTATAGTTGAGTTTTTTCAGTATTATCAAGATTTGTTTTATCAAATACCTAAATTTGGAGATACAGATTCCCATCAGTATCTTGTGATAACTAGTCAAGAATATATAGGATCTGAAGCAGGTGGAAATGAAGTTATAGATGCTTTAATTGCAGAAATTACGGCTCTTAGACAAGAAAATTTAGATCTTCAACAACAGTTAGCTCAAAATACTTCAATCTCGGTTCAAGATGCTTTAAACACTTTACAAAATTTAAATGGTTAATATTACAAACATAGATCCAAATACTCTTACTCTTCAAACTATAAGTTCTGAAGATGTATCTGTTATTCCAAATACTACAATCACTTCTTCCTTTAACCCAGTTAATGATAAGATTGAATATTTTGTATATGATTTTAATAATAATCTTTTATCTTCAAATAATGATTTAAGATCATATAAACCATCACTTATTGATGCCTCAGGAAGTATAATAGATATGGTTATATATCCTGAAGCAGATACTATTAATGCTGGATATACCACAGGTATTGTTAAAACAATATATAATTTCATAGCTCCTGAATTAGGTACAGAAGCTAGTCCTTTATTTATTAGTGAAATTTCACCTTCAAGAACTGAATTAAGATTAAGTTCGAATTCAAATCCTTTATTCATAGTTGACCCT